CTCGGGTGCAGCCATACACAAATCTAACGTAATCATAAAACTCAGAATGAATCGATTTCCCAATTAAAGAAAACTTCAATTTGTGTTTTTCAATTTCGGGATATTCTATAGGGCCCCTTGTTTGTGACAAATAACGAATGGCAAAAGCTAAAATGATAGGATTATCAGAATAATCATTCAGCCAATTCTTCATCAAACCCCTTAAAATTGGAATTGCTCGAGAAAGAGGCTTGGTCGTCGCAAATGCCTTATACAATAATCTCCCAAGGACAGGTGCCCACACCAAAGTGGAAACACCGTCCTTCATCGAAGGCATAGGTCTATGCGCTAAAAAGACCATACGCCAGGCGACTTCATGAATCTTGACAGTCGCCTTAAAGCCAAAACGCTGTACCAAAGACGAGAAGAGTTTCAGATTAATAGGATCTTTAATCAAGGCAAGCGAATCATCGCCAAGGAAAATTGCTCTAATGAAATTTCCAAATTCTCGATCAGCGTTCGGTGAGTCTAGTAGGTCCTCCAGAGAAACGCCCTTCATAGCTGACACCAGGCTCAAACGGAGCACCACCTGGTTCATGATAAAATTTATAAGGGAGGTATCGTCCCGCCCACTAGCGTTACAAGGCGGACTAGAGTATTCAACCCCTCCCACGTAGCCATGAGGACGTTCAAGAACACTCCAAACATAATTAAACAATTTTTGATCCACTAAAACTCCTGAGTCATGGAAAATTCGTTGATAGAACTCGTACATAAAGTCAAGACAGGGCTTCGTGATGGTTGAATCAAACATCGAGTAGTCACACTCGACAGCCAGGGAAAATTGGTTCTTAAATTCTCCCCTCAAATTAACTTTATCATTCAACCACCAATGCAACTCCTCAGGAGTTCTTCCACTTGCATAAGCAACTTCTTTGTCAATGGAGTATTCTGCTTCTACAAAATGTAGGATACTACGAATTAGCGGGCCCATCACGACATGCACCCAATCCTGAGGGGCTTGAATAAGCCGCGGTAAGGAGGGCGTGTCGGGGGAATCCCGAGCCGCCGCCATAAACCCCTTCTCCGTTTTGATGAAGGATTTAAAAACATGGGGTAACAAAATGGTATCTTCCAGTTTCAAGGCGGCCCGCACTAATTCTCTCTGGCGTTCAGATGTATAATTGCCCGTCACTAGCCATGATTCCAAAGAACCACTATCATCGATAAGAGGTCCGGATATACCTTGCAAACTTTGGACCCGGAGCACCTCCTCTTCAGTGAACCCTAATGAGAGCATATCTGATGACCTACAAAAACAAAATTTAAGACGGAAGTTCTCATACGTCCAATGATGAGAACGACGCATCCAAGGAAGAACTTTCTTCCAGAGCTTCTCTTCAGGTGAGAAGCCGGGGCTAGCCATGACCCGGTATTTAACAGCATTATATGCATTTTCAGAATCATTGGAAAAGACCCCGGGCCGACGCAATGGGAACACAAAACCATGGACAGCTCCAATACTTGTACGACCCACTTTAGGTTGTCTAGGTAAACGAATAAAGGGGGTACCAGTCTGGAGGCACCAATTGCGACGGCTATATTCACCGGATTGTAAATGTTCGTAAGGGCGAGTTATTCTGGTCTTCAAGGACAGAGGACGGGAGGCCGGCAACTGGGAAATTTGCATTTCTTGAAACCCGTCGCCCATAAGTGGAATGATTACTGGATCCAATTCTTTGGTCACAGGTGATTCAATCCTGGACCAACAGGCTGGACAGTAACGATTAGGCCACTTAAAGCGCTTTGGAGCAAATTTACCACAACCCCCACATCTCCCATGACCTTCATCTACATTGGTGCCAAAGCCGAAAGCCTTTCTACCAAATCCTGGAATATTAAGACAACAAGGGATGTCCAAATTTTGCTCTCCCAGGAAAGGTTTAATAACCGCGAAAACTTCCATTCGTAGTTCAAGCATATCCACATTAGATAATTCGTCGTATTTAATGGCCAAGGAATTCAGCAAATGATGAACCATAGTTAAGCTAAAATGACGTTGAAAGTTCACCAAAGACACCAATGTGTTCCTCTGAATGTATGCGACATGCTCAGGTTTAAGTAAGATATGGTTAGTTAGATCTCGATCATCATTGATAGCGGAAAAATCATAATCAAATTTGAAAAGTCTTTCTTCTCCAACCATCTTAACAAAAACCATCTTCAATCCTGTTGCAGTTAATTTAAGATCGGGCAAGATAGTGTTATACAAAGAGGAACAATACATAATGCGCCCGTCATCAAGTATCTTGAAGGTTACGTGCTTGGGCAAAAACACATAATGGGCAACATGTGCGTGCTTCTTCATGGGACAGAAAAAGCTAGCCGGAAAGCACGACA